TTTAGCTTGCTCAACGGTATAGTCATCTTCGCCCCACTTTAACGCTTCAGCTAAAAACCCTTCCACCAAAGGCCAAGTCTGATGAAAGTAAGCCACGCCAACGGGTTGAATGGTTAAATTCATTAGCCTTGATGCCCATATGTAAGCGAATAGTTAATATCATTTTGTTGTTGCTGCTGTTGTGCTTCCAACTCCGCAATTCTTGATCTAGCTGCATCTAAATCTGATTTATACACGCTAGGCTTTACCCGACTTAAATTTTGTTGCGCTTGTTGGATGTTTGGGCGATAGCTCAAAGCGGGGCTTCTATACATTGGCATCTGCATTTGCATAGGCATGCGCATCTGGGGATTGCTAAACATAGAATAAAGTTGTTGCAGCCCCTGTAACCTTTGCATTTGTGGGTTAAACATCGGCTGTTGCTGACGCATCATCATTTGCTGCACAACCGGGGAAATCTGTTGTGGGGCTTGTTGTTGCACCATTTCAGGAGGTGGCCCCATACCAGGCCCACCTGTTCCAAACCCTACCGCCATGGGCAATCCACGTACAGTATCTGTTGGAGGAGCTCCTGCTGCCCCGCCGAATATGCCAGATCCGCTTTGTTGATTGCTTGGTGCTGGACCGCCTGCCATTACGCCATCCTCGGAATAAATTTATCGGTTTTAACAGCAGGCGCTTGTTTCTTTTTGCCTGTTCTTGCCTGACGAACCCTGTCCATCATGGCGTAAAGTTTTCTTGCACCTGCATCAGTAGAACCGTTACCAAGGTGGCTAACTACGTCCGCCGGTACCACAAACTCTCCATCAGCCAATCGGGCAGGTTGCTTTCCACCAATAACGCCAGGTATAGAGTCAGACATCCCATCACCAGGACCTTTAAGCATCCTGCCACCATCTGAGTACCCTCCCAAGTCTGCGATACCCCCGCGCGCCATACCAGCCGCAGCAATTAACGGGTTTGATTTTTGATAAGAAGGTTCGGATTCTAAAATCTCCATGCTAGCTGGGCGTTGGCTAGGGGTAGCGTATTGAGTCTTGTCAATCATGCCTTGAGGATATAAGCCGCCTTGGGGATTAATTGAGGTGTTCATAGAAGTCATGCGCTCAACCGGGCCACCGCCGTTGGCTAGGGCAACAATACCGCCAGAAGCTGCATAAACCGGATACTGCGCGCGGTAATATGGGTTGGGGCGTACAGGGGCTTGCGCACGGAAGTTTGGCGATATGCGCTTTAAAATGCTTTCTTCTTCAGCGTTAGTTGGTAGTTGTCCTGGCGGAGCGTTTAACGCCGCTAAACCTAAAGCACCTGCGGTTGTGTATCCAGCTTTTTCCCAGTCGCTTTGCTTGTTCCACCAATCACCAATACCACCTTTACCTGTTTGTGCTGTTTGAGCGCCGGGTTGTTGCGCTGCCATCTTTGTGTAAATGTCACCCGTTTCAGGATTTACGGCTTGATTTGGGCCAGGAGTCATTGCCTGAGCAGGCGTTCCAGGCGGGGTGGTTACTAACGCATTAGGGTTATATGGTTGATTTGCGGGTACGGCGGGGGCACCACCAGTTGCAGCAACGTCTGCAGGAACGCTAAGAGGTTGAACAGGAGCGGCTGCAGTTGCTTTTGATGCTTCTGCCAACATAGCATTAGGCTCTGAAACAAGTTGAGAAGCAGACACATCGCCGCCCGGAGCACCACCAAAAGCCCCCATGCCACCAGCAAGAGCCCCACCTAAACCACCCATCAATGCCCCACGACCAAAATCTTGTCCTTGAATAGCAGAACTAGCCCCGCCAATAAGAGCGCCTGAGCCCGCACCAGCAAGGATTGCAGCAGTAGTTGGCCCCATACCCGCACTAACCAACATAGGCGCCGCAGCACCGGCTGTAAAGTACGTAGCAGCACCTGCTGCCACAATCGGGAGAATATCTTCTAAAAAGCCTGCTTCGGGTAAACCCGTATCTGGGTTAGTGGCTAAAGAGCCACCTTTGGCTTTTGCCAAGGCTTGTAAACCCTGAACTTCGCGCGGGGTCATATGCACGAGCATTTTGTCGCGACCACGACCTTTTTGTGCAATATGTTGTGCGGCAGCGTGCAGACTCATAAATGCCTCATGGGGTTGATTTTAAGGAAGTTTATCATGTCATTGCTTTTTAAACCACAGTTCCAGTGGCATCTATCCAGTTTGTTCCGTCATACCAAATAGGTAGTCCAGTAGAACCCAAATCAGTATCAAAGTAATATTGTCCTATTTGAACTCTATCGGTTGGTCTATTTGCAGTTGTGCCAGAAGAAGGTATGTAAAGGGCTTGAGCAAAGTTATCAATTTGGTTGAAGTACAGACGCAGAGCATTGTTTAATTGGTCTTGATATTGCTGACGATAGTCTACTGGTGCTACCAGCAGGTTAGGCGCTTTTGGCGGGCGAAGTGGAACGTTTCTTTCAATTGTCATCTGCGACCGTCATTTCTGATATCTATGCGAGGAGTACCAAGCTGCCACGCTACACCTAAATCGGTTGAAGTAATTCTGAACGCCATCTGGCGACCCCGTAGGCGGGTATATACCTGACCATCAAATAACTGCACGTCATAGTTGCGTTGGCTTGTGTAGTTTTGAGCGCTATCTACTTCTGGCGAATCTGCTACTCCGTAGTTAGTTCCTGAGTTTCTACGGGGGCGAACCGTCATGGTTACTTTGGGCTGGTTAACATTAGAGCCGTTAAACGTAATGTCGGGTAGTATGCGCCATACAAAGCCAAAGTTATGCCCATCACCAATGTCAAAGTCTGAGGATTGTATATACGCCTCGATTGGCACAGGGGTTAGTCCAGATACGTCATCTACTGCGGCTTCGTGATACAGGATTCTGTTATTTAATACATCGGCAGCCATTGGGTATTGGCGTAATGGCGAATCTAGCCAGAAACTACGCTCCATAGTGCCATACGCCCATGTACGCTCAAGGTAGTTGTATACGACATACTTATCAATGACGTTACTGTTTTGCGAGCAGTAGAACCACCAGACTTCGCTATAGCGTTCGTTCGATCCAGCAACAACTTGAAAGGCTTGGTCTTTATTAATGTCATTAAATATGTACTGCCAGATAGCGCAAGGTAGGGTTTCAACACGACCAGAGTACATGAAGAACTTATCTGTACCCATCCAGTAAGTTACGTTGTTAATCGTAATTGTGGCGTTTGGCCCCATCACAGATATATTGTCTTGCAACAGCTGGAAACCCCAGATATATGGTGGCCCAAGGTATTGCATGGAGTAAATAGCAGCGTCCGACCAAACCAGAATCTCTTGGCGGGTAGACTCAGCACACATAATGAATGAGCCGATATTTAAGCGGTATTCACCCGACTGGTTGGTAGCTTCTGGGACCCACATAAAAGGATCTTCTTGATCTGACCAGCGTACTAATAAGGGGTCAAACGTATTATTGGGATCGGTTGGATCGTAAGGATTAGAGCCAAACGCAATAACAAATCGTTGAATTGACGACCCAATAACCTGATTAGTTCTATTGGGTACAAAGTCCGCATAAGTATAGGCAGTGCCTGGAACTGTTGCGCCCGAAGCTAAAGTGCTTAATTCTACCGCCCGTGATGAAATACCAAGAGTCGCATCCCAGTAATAAATAGCGCCGCCACGGGGGGCAATAATTAAATCTTCACCAAAGTTGTCGTTTGTCCACAATCTTAATTGCTGACCAATACCCACATCAGCAGCTGCGCCCCACCCTCGGACAGGAGCCACAGGGGTAGAAACTACAACAGTCCCTCCAGTAGGGCCTGCAGAGCTAGTAGTGTAAGTGTTAGAGCCAATAACAGTAGAAAAGGTGTAGGCATTTGCGTTAACCACCGTGATAGGAAAAGCTTTAGTAATCGGCGCTGCTGCGATGCCGCATACGTTGCCAGAGATGCTGTTAAACGCTACATAGTTACCGTTACTTAAACCGTGCGCTGTCTGTGTAACTGTGACGGTCGTAGTCCCGATTGTTGAAGTAAACGGGTTAGTTAGCGTGGTTGTAATATAAGAAGGCCAAGTACCAGCACCCCAGCCAGTACCTTGAATAAACACATCCAAGCCAGTCTGGATTTGAAAAGCAGCGTTAATGGTGTTCCCGCCGCCAGCAGCCACGGTTGTATTCGCCGTGTTTGCCACCACAAAACTAAAGCTGCTAGTGTCAATATAAGTAATCTGATGCTCTTGATTTAAGTCAGAAGCAGTAATCGAACCAATAGCATTAGCGCCTGATATGGTTACAAAGTCATTAGTTAAGCCGCCGTAGCCAATAATAGTCACCGTAACAACATTTGACCCGTTAGTAGTAGCAATACAGTTAACCGTATTTGGTGAAGTATTAGCGGTAAACGTAATGCGTATTGGGGTGATGTCGTTGTAGTCGCCGCCTTCTTCAATGTAGTACTTTAAGTTAGTGCCAACACCTAATAAATTTGAGCCGTCTAGCGTGATCCAGTTCCATAACGCACGGCAAACACCTAAGAAGGTTTCGTTTGATAGCCGAATCCAACCACCAATTTTTTCAGGGAAGCCAGAGCGAAACCGCACTTTATCACATGCGTACCAGCCGCCCTCGTTGGAGTAATCGGTACCTTCTCGGTTAATTCCTGGGCGGAACTGCAATTTCTGTAATGGCATGATTTACCCTAATACGGATTCGGCTTTCTGGATAGCGGCTTTCCTAGCATCTAAGCCAAGTAAACCTCCGTTAATTCTCTTTGTCATTGTCTCAATATCTGCCTTATCTGCCAAGTCATTAAGGTTATGTTTGTTCCAAAACCACCCAGCGCTTAGAGCCGCATATTTAGGCTCCAACAGCAAATCAGGATTGCCGACAAGATCCACACCCAGACCAGATCCACATCGGTCATAATTCTCTTTGCCAGTCAGTTGTTTAATACCACGACCACGGTACTTCCAGCCTTCACCCGTTTCTTCTGTGCCGTTGCCCATGCGCCCACCGTACACCTTATTGGCAATCTTTTCAGGGTTACGGGCATACTGGTTTGCCATTTCTTCCGTTGGGAATCTAGAGGGCCATGTAGCCATCAACGCCTTGGCACTGTAGTTTAGGTTCTCTTCAAGGAGCTTAAAGCCACCAGACTCGTGCATGCACTGCCCAATAAAGGCTGCCTGACGCTTAGCCGTATCAATGCCGTATTTCTCAAAAGTCTCTTTCAGTGGTTCAAGCCACTTACCATCAATACCAAGGGCTAATAGTTGGGATTCAAGCATGCGTATATTCCTACTTTGTAAGCATTTTTTCTATTTCTTTGGTCTTATCTTTACTACCTTGACTTGATCCAAAGTAAAACGACAGCACTTGACCAGCTGCACTGGTAATAAAACCAAGGGCAAAAATAATGATTTGTTGTTGGTCGGTAGGAGTATTTACAAACATTAAGATCCCGATTAGGGTAAAGGCTAGACCTACAACTCCCAAGGCAAGTACAGGAACAACAACCTTTTCAAGGCCTGACGCATTTTCACTGGTCGCTACCGCAGCATAGGCTTGTCTTGCTGAATCACGGTCTTGTACTTCTAACTTGGCATACTCAAGGTCAAGCTCTTTTAACTTCATAGCCATCTCAGGATTGCCTGTAAGCGCCTTTGTAACACCTTCTATGGTGTCATCAGGAATACCAAGTTTTGAGGCTATCCAACCTACAGCAGCGCCACCAGCAGGGCCAGCCACAGCAGTTGCTAGAGCAGGAGCAACGCCTTTTAGTATGTTTAGTAACGTATCCATTATTTTTTACTCCCCCATACTATGTAATAAGCAATCCAGGCAGCTACTAAAAAGCACCAAAACTGCACCCATTTAACTTTTGCCAACTCCGCATCAAAATACTTGCGGTCTTCTTTTTCCAGCTTCTCAATCTCCGTCTTGATGTCTATCAGCTTCTGCCACTCCTTGGTGCCGTACTGCTTGATAAAATCAACACGTAACTTATACTCCTCGTCCGAAATCTTCTTTCGGTGCTTGTACTCCTCAAGAGCTTTAAATATTGCCCGTTCTTTTCTTAACTCTGCTTCTCTGCGCTCACGAATCTTGGCATTTGCCCGTTCCTTCGCTACATCTACTGCCTCTTTCTGAACATCCTCGATGTTCTTGCCAATCTCTCGCCCAGCCTCACGCCCAGTCTTAATCCCTTCGCTGATCCCCTTGGCACCAGCCGATAAACCGAGTTCGTCTGACATATCTCACTGTTCTTTGCCTCAGAGTGTTGAACCACCAAACGACATATTGGCTACCACGATAGCTACATGCTTTTCTGGTTCAGCTAGGCTATGACCACAGTCACTGCAGACTTGCATTTTTAACTCAAGTTCGTCTACATCACGCCCACAGTTTGGACAGTAAATCTCAATCGTATGGCGTGGCTTGAACTCACCACCGTCCATGGAATCTTGAATAGTTTTAATCATGTTGGTTCCTTAATAAAGTTCAAACCAAGTATTAAGTCCAATAGTTACACTACTACCACTGTTATCGACAGAATAAGTTTGCCCAGGAGGGACAATAGCTTGCGCCCCAGGAGTGTTATTACCTGTAGTTGAATAAAATCCAAAGTTATAAACTAATACACCATTTACGTAAAGGTTAATTTGTTTATTACCGTCAGCACCAGACGCTGCGCCAGTGGTAACAGAAATCATAATCGGATAACCATAAGTGTTTGTGTAGCTAGTCCCTAATGATCTAGAGCCTGTTACGTCGTTCCAAATTTCACCAGTAATACCAAGACCTAGTTTAGTTTTACCTTGAAACTGCGTAGCGTTTGTTGCGGTTGTTGCGTTTGTAGCATTCACAGCGTTTGTAGCATTAGTGGCATTCGTGGCGTTTGTAGCAAAGGCAACGGATTGGCTACCGATATTGCTTGAGGTAATAAATGACCCACCAGACGCTGGGGATGTTGCAAAAGTAGCGTTAGTGGCGTTAGTGGCGTTGGTAGCACTAGAAGCCGTACCTGTTAAGTTAGCCGTAATGGTTCTGGCACTAAAGTCTCCGTTGGAATCTCTAGTAACAATTGTTGATGCGCCGTTGGCACTAGAAGCGGTTGTTCTGGCATTAGCAATCGTACCCGCCGAGATGTTGGATGCGTTGATAGAAGTAATGGTTAATCCAGCACCAATAAAGTTGGCTGCGGTTGCGTTTCCTGTGGCGGTGACATTACCAGTTGCAGAGACATTACCAGCTGTTGAGTAGTTTAGGGCTACTACGTTACCAGTATAGGTAGCCGCTACGGCATTAGTATTGCCAGTAACGGTTAAGTTACCGTTGACTTCAAAATTGCCTACAGACTCGGTATTAATAGCGTTAAAGTTAGTACCATCGCAGTAAACCCAAACTGTTGCACCGTTAGGCACGGATACAGATGAGCCACTAGCCGCACGGATATTAATAGCAAACCCACCAGATGTACTGTTTCTGACTACGTATAGCTTCTCAACCAGTGGAGCAATAATATCCCGCACTGCAGCATTTGTACCACCTACCACCAGAACAGCGTTGCGGGCTTCATCGGATACACCGTTAAAGTTTGTCAGCGTGTAGTTGGCATCGACCATGGTAATAGACACCACGCCAGTAATAGACTGTTCTAGCAGTGTGCCTAGGTTTGTATTGGTAGTTTGCCCCCAAATACCTGACTGATCGCCATCGCCAATTAGCTCTAAGCGTAGGGTTGGTGAGAATGTACTTGCCATAATATGTCCTTAATTATCAAAGCCCGAAGGCACTAATACTGGCGTCCAATTTGGACTTTGGCTTGGGGTAATCTCCGTCCATCCAGAACCAGCACCAGGTACGATTGGCGCCCAGTTAGGTATCTGATCGGTATTAATGTCACCCCAAACGTTTACAACCTTAAGTTTAACAACAGCCCGAACGCCTGTCACGTTTACTACAGCATTGCCTGAGACTGAGACGTTGCCTATTACACCTACCGCATACACGCCCGTGACAAAGACTGTTGCACCGCCAGATACATCCACATTACCTAGTCGTCCTACTGCATAAACTCCAGTCAGGTCTACAACTACGCTACCCGTAACCGTTACCGAGCCAGTAACCCCGATAGCAGCCACCCCAGTAACCGTAACGACTGCACCAGCCTGAACGTCTACGTTACCAATGCGCCCTACAGCGTACACCCCAGTAACATCAATAATTTGGTCGGTTTGGACATCTACCGTGCCTAACAATACTGGGCTATAAACGCCCGTTACAGGAGCATTAGCACTAGCCTCTACAATGACATTACCAACCTGACCTACGGCAGAAACACCCGTTAAATTAAGATTGGCATCGCCCTGAACCGAGACATCCCCTACTTGACCTACCGCAGTAACGCCAGTTAAAGCAACAGCTACATTCGTCCCACCTAGCGAGGCAAACGGGGCGCCAGCAAATGGGATGTCAGCAAACATTACTATCCTTTAGGTTGTTCCAAAGACTCTTTTAACATCTTTACAAATGCGTCTTTTCCAACCTGAAGTTGCTGTGCTTGGAACTGCGTAGAAGCCAGCTTGCGGTCAAGGTCAAGACAATGGTTTGTCAAGATGATTTGCTCCTCGGTAAAGTCATTCGTGTCGTACTCAATTCCGTCAATCGTAATGGGTTTCGCTTGTTTTTCGCCCATGTTAATCTCCTAAAAATACGCCTGTTAAGAAGCCCATGGCAGTGGAGGCGTGACCACTGGTGGGTTAATTTGCGCTTCAATCTGCGCTTCTACATTCGCTTCGGTCGCATCTTTGTCTACGCCATTTGCATAACACCAGTCTAATACTTGCTCTTGGGTTAATTCTGCGTAGGGGGTGAAAGGGTCTCCTGGGGTGTAAGTAAACCCAGCTGTGCCATAAACCTGAGAAGAAAACTCCCCATCCACGCCTGTGCATTGCCAATGGGCGGTTACGACCACATCGGTCAAGCCATCTTCTTGAGGTTTGCAGTCTAACTGCGAGATAGTCCAGTTAATTGTTGTTGCCATTTTTAAACTCCTTCTAGTTTCTTAATACGGTTGGTTAGTTCTTCAATCATTGCTTGTTGTTCCTGTATGGCTTTTACCAATAACGGAACTGAGTATGCAAAATCAACCAACCATAGATTTTTTGAACCATCTTTATTTTCATCTTCAAGTGGTTTATTAACTAACCATGGAGTTATGGGTTGAATTTGTTGGGCAATAACACCAGTCCAAACTCCTCGGCTGTTTCTGTTGTTTTCACATTGGTCTGATGGGTCGTTCCAAGTATGGTCAACAATCTCCCATTGACCAAGCAGTTCAAGCGCATTTCTTTCTGTTGGTCTAACATTATTTTTAATTCTAATATCAGATGAAGTGGTAATTGTTTGATTACCAATATATGTTGTTGTAGATGCACCACCGTTAGATATTTGAGCAATCAACCCATTACTTGAGCCGTTTGCAAGATAAATACCATCTCCTGCGTTACCTCCAGAAGCATAAAAATATGTGCTAGCTCTTATGCTGCCAGTAACATCTAAATTATATGTGTTTGTAGTATTGCCGATTGATACATTACCGCCAGCGTGAATACGCATACGCTCTAATGCCGAAAAACTAGAGTTAACATTAGTGTTTCTAAAAACAATGTTGTTGTTTGGTCCAGCAGAATTTCCTAAACAATCTAAATATAAACCACCGCTTGTGCCAAATGAACTTTCTTGTCCACCACTACCTTTTACGATTAATGCTGTATCTGCTCCAGCCAACACTAATCTAGGACTCCATCCTCCTCCGCTAGTAATTGTGCTTGTACCAATCCCAACATTACCACTAGAGTCGATACGCATACGCTCTGTGATAGTACCAGCATTTGCAGTATAAAACTGAAGATAGGCTTTGTTATTTGCCCCGTCTCTGCCAGAGTTAATTTGAGCGACTCGTTTATCAGTACCAACTACATTAGTATTGTTAAAAGAAAGAACCCCCCCAATTGCATCAGTTGTAGATGTTGTTGCTAACTCTAGCCAAGCGCTTGCATTAGTTCCAACAACTGTTAAAAAAGTACCACTATTTGTGTTTAGTTGTGGTGCGCTTGTATTAATTCCAACATTACCACCAGAGGTAATACGCATACGCTCTGTGCCAACATTGGTTGAAAATATTATGGCAGCATTAGAATATTGAGCTAGTTCAACATTGCCGCTATTTCCAAGTTTTTGAATATAGAAATAATCTCCACCGCTAGTATTTGCACCATCTGCATCCCAACTTACTAATATATTTCTACTACCAGCTGTTGCGGAAGGTGTGGCAAAGATTTGTAATCCAGCATTATTTGCGGCTGTTGAATCTGCCGTTCTAAAATTTGCAAGCGATTGTTGTCCAGATGTTCCTGTAGCCACTTCTAAAGTGTAAGCAGGACTACTAGTGCCAATCCCCACGTTACCGCCCGTGGTTAGCGTCATAGCAGTCGTAGAGCCACTATTGGTCTTGAGTTGTAACTCTCCAGTTGTATCGCTAGTTAAAGTCAGTGCGGTGTTTGACGCTGTACCAGCTGAAATTACCGATGCCATGTTAGGCTCCTAATTTGTTTGCTTCTTGCTGTGCTTCGTAGGCAGCGATTACTTCGGGCGTCCATGCTGCATTGCAGATAGCAACGACATTGGCTGGCATTTCAGACACATCTGCGCCAGGAGCAAAAACCCAGCGATGGTACGTATGGGCAATCTCAGCACCGTCTTTCATAATTCGTGTTACTTCACGAATCTGAACGCTACCATTTTCTACCACTTCAATTTTGTCAATTACTTTAGTTTCTGTTAATGCCATTTTGTTTTTCCTATAAATTTCTGACTAACGAATACATACTAGTTAATTAAGCAGTGAGATAAGAACCACCAATATAAAAATAAGGGTTTGCTGTTGATAAATCAGTTCCCAAGAAACCAATACCAGTAGTGCTGTAGCAATCCATTGTTGCGGCATTGTTATTAATATATAACATTGGAACATTTGTTGTTGTTGAATTACCAATAGCTTCATATAAATATGCCCAAGAAGCTCCACCACCATTATGTGCTGTAGTTGCGTTTCTTGATGTAAATGGTAGTGAAAATTGTATTATTGAAGCAGCTCTTGTACTACTGCTCATAATTACTACTAGTGTAAAAGTAACAACATTGCCAATTTTTGTATATGTTCCAGCACGGGCAGCGTATGCTGGACTAGTAAAACCACTATTTACAGATGGTGTCCAAGTTCCTTCCTCGTAATCATCTAGTGTATTAGCATCAGATGAAGCGGATTGGGTTGTTGGGAAAGCTATTCCTGTTCCAGTAGCAGTTGTTGAGCCACCAGCAAGCGATAGAATGTTGCCAGAGGAAAGAATACGCATACGCTCGGTTGCGTTTGTTGTTCCAATATTTCCATTGGTTGCAAAACTAATATCACAAGCGGTTGACGAAGTATTTACAAACGCAATAGTAGATGTAATTTGAGCAGGGTTATTGCCAGAAGTGTTTGCGGTCTGAACGATTGCCCCATATCTACTTGTTGAAGAACATCCAGAGAAAAACAATGCTGGAAAATCAGTTGCTACAGTCGACTGTAACGCAAGTTTGGCATCCCAAGTAGAATCTCTTGTAACGCTTGTTGTAATTGTTACGCCAGCATCTGTGGTAGTGCTTGTACCAATACCAACATTACCACCAGAGTCAATACGCATACGCTCTGAAAAGGTAAGGGTAGCCCCTGCTGAACCTGATGCGGCTGTTCGCCAAATGTGTTCACCTGTATTTTGCTGATACTGTGTAGCAGCATCTGTCGTAATATATTTATAACTAGAACCGTCAAAATAAGCATTTGTGCTTAAAAGTGCTACTGAGCCACTAGTACTTCCAGCAAAAGATGCGTTTAAACCAACTTGTAACGCTTTATAAGCACTCCAAGCACTAGGAGTAACACCAATACCTACATTACCACTAGAGTCAATACGCATACGCTCTGTGCCATTCGTAGCAATACCTACGATGTCGGTTGCATAGAATACGCCCGTGTTGCTATCGGTTCCTTGGAGTGAGGGTGTACCAGCGGTTCCGTCTACGCCAGAGATTCCAGTATCGCCTGAGAGAATTAGCGGCATATTATTTTGCTCCTTTTAATGCTTGGATTTCTGCGGCTTGCGCTTCGACTTTAGCGTTGAGTTCTTGGATTGCTTTTACTAATGTTGGAATTAAATTAGCGTTGACTGCTTTGTATGGTTCTTCACCTTCAGGTGGTGTATCTTTCCATTCCTCAATCATGTCAGGAAAAACAGTCTCAAACTCTTGAGCAATCCAACCTCTGTCGTTCTTAATATCCTTACCTTTGCCAGCTTTCCAATCAAATTTGCGTGGTTTAAGAGCCATTACAGCATTAAGACCATCTTCTAAATCTCTGATATTTTCTTTCAAACGAATATCAGAAATAGCCGTAATTGTTGTTGCTGTTGCAGAAATAGTACCGCCAGCACCGACATAAAAACGATATGCTCCAGCACCAGTTGAGTAAAGGTGATAATTTGTTTGACTATTAATGGATGATTCTACGACCATACCAATATACGCATTTGTTGTTGCTATAAATTTAAATCCTGGACCAGCATCAATATTTGTATTGGTAGTCCCCATTGTTATGTATCCATTAGAGTGGATACGCATGCGCTCTGCTTGTGTTCCAGCAGAAAACTGAGTAGATGTTCCAGTGGCAAATGTTAAATCCCAGTTATCTCCACTTGTATAAAGACTACGAATCCCAGAATAACCAATACCTAATTCTTCATAAGAATTGGCGCCCCAACTACTAGCGCCACCAACCCATGTTTTTAAATATCGAGTGTTTGCTGATAAAACATTTTGTCCTCTAGCTTGTAGTAGAGCACCAGGCGTTGTTGTACCAATACCGACATCACCAGCAGAGGTAATACGCATACGCTCGGTATCAGCATTATCTATGGCTGTGTAAAACGCCATAAACGAATCCATAGTAGACCCTGAAGCACTATAAATACCATCACGACCCGCACGAATTCTTCCGTTATCTGCGCCATTTGAGCGTTGACTAAAACGCAAATCAATAAATGGTGTTGTATTTCCAATATCAGATGTGTTTCTAATTAGTACCGTAACACCGCCAGTATCATTCAATCCGCTTATATCAACTTTTCCAACAGGACTACTAGTACCAATCCCCACATTACCGCTAGAGTCAATCCTCATCGACTCAACACCACCTTCTGTAAAGGCAATAGTGTCAGCAGCGGGTGAATAAATTCCTGTGTTAGTGTCCCCAGTAAAGGTAATTGAAGGGGCAGCGGCAGAGCCAGCGGCAAAAGGCACAGTCTGACCACCAGCGGTTGTTAATATGGTTCCCGAAGTAGTCGGCAAAGTAAGCGTAGTAGTCCCAGCTACGGCTGGAGCAGCCAGTGTTACTGCACCGCTTGTATCTCCCGAAATAACAATGCTCGCCATATCTTATCCTTATAAAACTACATGCCGTGAGCCAGACGGAATAGTGAACGTAACACCACCGCCAATTGTGAACGGCCCTGTAGACATACCGCTATATCCAGCTGGCATTGAATAACTTGAACCCATCGTCTGATTGTTGATAAATACACCATTGGTTGCAATGACCTCTTGACCGCTAATCTCGTTAGAAGCGAAGTTACCAGACGCATCACGCAGTACAAGAGTGTTCGCACTGTTTGCTGTATTACCAGTCGTTCTGGCATTGGCTATCGTACCGCTTGAGATATTAGACGCATTGATGTCGGTTAAACCAGCGCCGTTACCCGATATAGTTACAAACGTTCCTACATTGGCAGCAAAAGACCCGTTAGTATCACGAAGCACAATAGTGGAAGCACCATTGGCAGAAGAAGCAGTAGTCCTGGCATTATCAATAGTCCCTGAAGCAATGTTGGAGGCGTTAATACCTGTCACTGTTGCAGCGTTACCACTAAGGGACACTGCGTTAACTAGGTTAGCCTCAAAGCTACCACCTGAATCTCGTAGAACAATTGTAGAAGCTCCGTTAGCAGAAGCAGCAGTGGTACGTGAGTTAGCTATGGTTCCAGATGAGATGTTGGATGCGTTAATCGCATTAATTGCAGACCCGTCACCACTAAACAAAGAAGCAGAAATAACGTTAGAACCAAAATTACCAGAGGCATCCCGAAGAACTAAAGTGTTTGCACTGTTTGCTGTGTCGCCTGTGGTGCGGGCATTTGCTATTGTTCCGCTAGTAATGTTTGAAGCGTTGATGTCGGTTAGGCTTACAGCGTTACCTGTAATATTGGAGAAGTTACCGTTGGTCGCATTGACGGTTGTGAAGGTTCCTACGTTAGCATTAAACGAGCCGTTAGCATCCCGCAATACAATGGTGTTAGCCCCGTTAGAAGCAGAGGCGGTTGTTCTAGCGTTGTCTAAAGTACCAATCGAGATACTAGAAGCATTAATAGCAGCATTGGCTGCGTTGGTTAGTTGACCTTGAGCATTAACTGTAAATGTGGCTACCGTACCAGCATCACCATAAGTAGCGGCTGTAACAGCGGTATTTGAAATACTAAATGTAGTATTTGTAAGGCTTAATCCTGTACCAGCAGAGTAAATTTGAGCAGAACCAATTTGAGCAAACGTAATGTTAGTCGTACCAAATGTAATAGTTCCTTGGGTGTTGCAAGTATAAATCTCGCCAGCTCCTGTATTGCCAGACTGTACGAAGAACGTAGAACCTTCGCTTAAACCAGCAGAACTAGCAACAACATATGTATCGGCATCGGTTGCACGAGTTAATACCCACTGAGCGCCGCCTGGATCTGGAGCACCTGGGTTAGTAACCGTATAAACGCCGTTTTGTACCGCATTAGACTGGGTATAGACCAAAACACGAGCTGTGTTAGACAGTGACACACCATCAATTACAAGGGCTACGTTTGAACCGCTATTAGTTAAAGTTGCACCTACGCCGTTACCAGCACCGTTTGGCTGGTTATAAACTGCGACTAAAGCAGTTGGAGACTCAACAAGAACAGGCGCATGGTAGTGGACTCCAGCAGCAACAATCCCGTCTACGTACTGTTTGTTAACAATATCTGTGGCACTTGCAGCATTAGTTGTAATTGTTCCAGCAGTTAGAGTAACTGTGTTAGCAACTAAGTTTGTGGTGTTTACCTGAGTAAATGTAACAGTTGTAGCAGCGTTGCCAGATGTATTGACGATATTTGTAGCATCGGTATAAACCGCTCTTTCAGATGGCTGGGTGACAAAGACGTCTTTAGTGCCCGCTGAGAAGTTAACTAGCGAACCGCTATTACTAGAAGATAAAACAGTATCTCTGCTTAAAGTGGTTCCGCTGGACGTGTATGTACCAATACCAACTTCCCATTCAGTACCAACTTGGGCAGTAATGGTGTAATAGGTCGTGTTCCCATTGCCAATAGCAGCAAAGGATTGGTATCCATCAGCAGCGCCAAGAAGTGTTACTGGGCCAGTACTAGTAGTAGTAGTGGTTTCTTTAACACGATCTTTTAAGATCAGAGCCATTCAAGCTCCTTAACTTGCGGTTAAGCGAATAATTGCGTTTGTTGCGTCTGCGGTTGGGAAGTTCACTGCGAAAGTACCGTTTGTCGAGGTCTTATCGCCACCAAACGCCAATACTGCAACAGCAGAATTTGACTGACTGTTGTTGTATATCAAGGCTCCATTAGCGGTAATCGTTGCGTTTAACCAAGAAGTATTAGTAAACGAGATAAAAGCTACGTTTCCAGAGTTTGTTGGGGTTACGCTAACCGACAAAGTATTACCACCAGCAGAGTAGTTGCCTGTTGAAGGCACTTCATTGGTTGCAGAATACGCAGTGGTGTTCTCATTTAAAGTCGCAGAGCTGGTGTACAGCGCTAATTTAAACGTGTCTGCTGAAAAGTTTTGCTGCCCATTCAAGAGTTGAACCTTGAATGAAGTCGCCATCGCTTGCGTTATCGCCATTTTTTGCTCCTAAATTATCTAACAGGCCCAGGTACGGGTAATTTTAATTGTCCATCACGGTATGCGCTACGTCTATCTTTACCATCACCCAAGTCTTTGAGTAACGCTAAGGATTCTTGATACTTTGACTCGTAATATGTAACCATGTCTTGCTCTCCCTTTTGGAAGATAACGGCTTCACGCAACGAACCATAGAGTAAAACAGTCTCAAAATTATCGCCCAGCCAAGAGGTTCCAGCAGTCACAATTGACTGTGGGTAGTAGTAATAATGCAGTTCTACTTGGTAGTTATCATCCGGGGTAGGGCCAATAATGTATGTGTATGGCTCAAACTGGGCGTAGTAACGGGGTACGCCTTCATCAGTAGGGCTGGGGTAGGCTTGACGAATAAAGTTAACGTCTTTGTCAATCAAGAACTCCTGAGACCCATCAGCCAAAATTACCGCCATAGAAAACGAGGCTAAATAGTCGCTCGGTAACGCAAGGTATTTGTCGCCCTGAGTGAAGTTACCAACCTGATTCTTGCGAATGGCTGGGATTTGAACGGCGTTATAAACGCGCTCTTCACATTGTTGGACAAAAAGCGGGATGTTGTCTACAAGAAGCTGTTCGTCAGATTCTATATAGTCAATAATCGCTTGCGTTAACTGTGAGTAATTCATTATGCCATCGGCCCTCTAGCCATCACACCTTTAGTAGCTGCGCCAGTACCACGAATTTTAATGCCATCAGTCTTTACGCCTTTACCGGTGTTTTTGCTCAGTTTGCCAACAGAAATATCAAGCTCGTCCATTACTTTAGCGCCGGACTCATCTTTAATAGACCCAGCTACGGTCACTTTCTTTCCTGTCATTGTGTGGGGTTCTGCGTAAACAGAAGCCGGACCGACTTCTTTACCGTCCCGTTTCATACTGTATTTAGCCATGATTAACGTCCTCTTCCTGCGCTCTTGCGCATCATTCCTTGATTAGCTACACGAGCCATATTGCGACCCATAGCTTTCAAGCTTTCGTTAGTAACGGTTTTGGCTCCTTTGCCTTTACCGCCATGCTGAATACCTACAGATGGGCCAGAATCACCAAGGTTTTTACCTTTGGTTTTGCCCTGCTTAGTTACACCGTCAGCGCCTTTTTTAAACATGTTTTTCTCCTAAGTTGTTGTTACCGTAACTGTACCCAAAACTACACCAGAAACCAAGTCATTTGGCGTTTGAGGCCAGTTTGACCCACCCCCAACGGGGTTCCATCCCCACTGGAAAACCCTACTACCCATCGTCGGATCACCAAACCCATCTAGCGTTGACCCCGCGTTCTGGTTTAACTGCAGCCCCGTATAGCCACCCTGATAGTAAGTATTGTCCGGTCTTGGGTTACGCAACGCTTGCGGGTCTTCCACAGGGTACATACCTAACTGCAACTGTGGGTGATCTGGATCCCAGCACGTAGGACAAACACGTATCTGATATGGCTTGGTCTTAATAATCTCCGTTTTTAAAACTTTAAGCGGATAGCGAAAATTGCAGCGGTCGCACTGCGAAATCGCATACTTACCCGAAGCAAATCTATTTGGCACACACTATCCCTTACGTAATAAACATTCTGCGTGGCACAAAGCGCACCGCCGCTTTTTCACGATCTTCATCTGCGGCGAACTGCCAAGCCTCGTCGTACTGAGCTTTTAGCATGGCAATACGTTGCTGAGCTTCTGGTAGCTTGACCGACAGGTAATACGCCAACCCTGCAATCATGCAGGGCAAGAAACGGAACGGAATGTCCATTGTATTAACGCCGTTACCAGCGTCATGAATTCTCCGCAACCGCCAGTACACAAAAGTGTAGTAGGGGTTTTGTTGCGTCCCTTGGTCTGGGGTAGGCCACACCACTATCTTAGGGTAATCAACACCCACAGGCGGGGTTGTTGTGCTTGTACCATCGTAGTCTGCACCAGACTGACGATTTACCCACACCTGAATAGGCCGCGCCTGTTGTAGCTTGTTTGGGATGGTTGCGTAGGTGGACACGCTGATGCGTGTGATGGTTAAGTCGGCTTGGTTGTTCTGCACCCCAGGGTTTGTACGGATCACATGCTCAAGCAAGTCCACAGTATCTATCGGTAAGTTATACGTATTTACGCCTTGCTCTAAAGCAATCTGCCCCTGCTCAACCGTCCATAGGTTAATACCGCGGTTTGCCCAATCAGCAAACAGCAGGTTGAGGCTGCGACGCGCAGTCTTTAAATCGTAACCAGAACGTAGCTCTGAGCCACAACGCTCAAAAGCTTCCTCAACTATTTCAGTTAAGTCTAGGTTAAAGGTTGCATTTGCGACGACAGTCATTATTTAACCTTTCGGAAGGACTTTACCTTTTGCTTTACCTTTGGAGGCTGTGGCACAAACTGCTTTCCTTGGGCTTTTCCGGCTCGCTTTGCTCGAGTTGTTGCTGCGTACTCGGCGGGGCTTAGAGCCTGTATTGCCTTTTTTGGCAGGTACCGCTCTCCGGTTTCGGACGACTTCTTGCCGGACTTCGTTGTCCACTCTTGCTTCGTCCATGCCTTGAGGCTGCGCTGGGGTTTTGCTAGTG